CTGCGGGAGGTGAACACCGAGCATCGGAAGATCATGGATCTGATGACGCCGACACCGCCGAAAGCCATCGCGGTCCTGATCAATCCCTGGCTGGAATACTACGGGGCGAAGATCAGCGAACAGAGCTGGCAAATCTACTTCCGGGAGCTGGGGCCGTATCCGGCATGGGCGATCGAGGATGCGCTGCGGACGTGCTGTCAGACCAGCGAATTTTTCCCCCGGATCGCGTCAATCCTGAAGGCGATACCGGAGCGTTATCACGAATTGAACCGCTGGCGGCTCTTGATCGAAACGGCGCAGATGGCGGCGAAATGGGCGGCGTGAGCGATCTGGAAACAATGCCGGACATCCCAGCATTTCTGCGGCGTGCCAGCGCATGACCACCCCACCCCGCGACACGCCCCAAGGATGGCAGCCGATTGAAACCGCGCCGAAGGATGGAACGTTTGTTCGGCTTCGGGCGTCGCGACTTGAACTCGGCGAGCATTTGATGGCGTGGAATAAATCGCGCTCACGCTGGGAAGGGCGTGCATTCGCAGTAATGCGAAGCGTCCCTACCTGGTGGGATACCGAAGCGCCGGATCAGCCTGCAGAATGGATGTTACCCCCACCCCCGAAGGGGAAGGAAGCGACATGAGCGCCCTCGAAAACAGATTTGTCTGGCTGTTTGGAATACCGCCTGAAGCGCCCGACTGGCGCGCTCTTGTGGCGCGTATTGTCGTGATGTTCCTGATTATCGGCGCAGGGGTCGGCTTTGGCGATCTCGTGAACGACCATGCGCTTGGCGGCGCGATGGCTGGTTGCGCGTGGGGAATGTGCTGCGGTCTTGCGGTTGGCATTCAAATCGGTATGTCGAAACGGCCTGCGCCATGACCTACACAGACCTGCTTGCGCGGCTGGAGGCGGCGACGGAAGGGAGCCGGGAACTTGATGGTTTGATAGCGGCGGCGACCAAAACAGGCGCGCGTCGGCTCTATAAACTGGCCGAAGGATGCCATTACGAATATGAGGCCAGTGAAGATATTGGGAAAGTAAATGTTTTTAGTGTTGGCCCGACTTTGAGGCACCTGGAGCAAATTTATGACGCGCCGCACTTCACGGAATCCCTCGACGCCGCGCTGACGCTCGTACCGGAAGGGTGGTTTTGGGAAATCGCGCTTGGCGTTCCCGCCAATACACGCAGCAAAATCGGTGCTGGGCCTTATTGGGCAACGCTATCCCCAATGGACGAAAAGTTGATCGAAAAAATGCGCGAGGCAAAGTTGCTTTCCCATGAGGGCGATATTATGAGCGGCGCGCCGACGGCTGCGCTCGCCGCATGCAAGGCCATCCTCCGCGCCCGTCAGTCCCTAGAGGAACAGATATGAGCGACAGGTGCCCGACATGCGGCCAACCGCTCCGTGTTCCGCCACGCTTCATTGCGAACGCTGGCGATCTGTTGCACGAAATGTCCACGCGCACCGATGAAGATGAGCGTCCTATAGACGTGTATCTTTCTGTAAACGGAACATGGCACTTAACGCGAACGGCCAATTGCCAAATCTCACCCGTCGCAATTCGTGAGTTGCTTAATCGAGGTGCAATCAGGCGGACGTATAGCGATTGCGATGAATGCTACACGACCGGCCCCACTCTTGATGTTGCGGCAACGCTAGAGGCGCGTCGCATCCACGGCAAGAAGGCTGAGAAGGTGTATTTGCCATGACCCCCACGGATGCGATGGTCGAGAAGGTGGCGCGGGCGAGTTTCGCGACTGACCCACTTTCGTTGGTCTATGATTGGCGAGACATTCTCCCCGAAGCGCGAACGAAGCGCCGGTTAGATGCCCGCTCCGCCATCGCCGCCTACGAGGCCGCTCTCAACGAGGCGGGGCTAGCCGTGGTGCCGCGTGAGCCGACGCGGGAAATGCTGGCCGCTGCCGATCCGACGATGGGCGATATTGCGTGGCGCTGGGAGCAGATGGCGGCGTTCTATCGTCGCATGCTCGCCGCCGCCTCGCCCGCCCCCAAGGACACCAAACAGGAGTAAAGAATCATGCCGTCAGACAAGACTGAATTTTTCACTGGCCAATTGGTGCGGCTCAAAAGCGGTGCCGACCATGACGGTCGAGGCTGGGACCGATGATGAAGGCGAGCAAATCCCGGTTGCTTGGTTCGACGGCAAAGAACTGAAGCGCGCCGAAATCTGCGGGCTTTGCCTTGACCAATTTTAACACCGCAGACGGATTGGGGTTCGACTTCCTGTCGAATGGCGGCGTCGGCCCCTACATGGCGAGGATCATCAGCAAGGATGCGCGCAACACGACGCTTGTGTATCGGCGTCCGGACCAATCCATGCGCCGGAAAACAACGCTGCCGACGTGGTTCCTGGCATCGCCCTCCTGCGGCTGGAAGCGCCCCAAGGACACCAAGGAGGGGGAATGAGCGGTTGGCCGTTGGCGTTCACCATCGTCGGAACTTTCTTAGGAGTGATTGCGCTCGTGGTTATTGGCCTCATTGCTGAAACGCCCGCCACCACAGGGAAGGACGAGGGGAAATGAATTTGCATACCATTATTCCATCCCCTCCCCGGCCACCCTTTAGGAGCGCGGCTTGAAATGATCTCACTTGAAATAAGGGAAACAATCTTGGCGAAGAAGCTCCCGCAAAAATCCCGCATGGACGCTGCATCCGATATCCCGCACAACAACGGCCATGATCGTGCGCGCCTGATCTATGAGGGCGATCCAGACGGTCGCCCCGTGGTTCATGCGATGGTCAAGACCCAGCGCGTTATTGATGCCCTTTGGGCTGACGGTAAATTTCGCCACGGCATTGGCGAAAAAGATGATGGCAAGCATCTTTACGATGCGGCCACCAAGCTCCGCGAGCTGTACGAGCGCGCCGCGCCGGCGATGGGCATGTCATCGGTTCAGGATCGCAACTGGTCCGGCGGCAGGCGGGAACTGATCGGCGATGAGGGAGCCTGGTGGTCCTATAATAACGCCATGCGTCAGATCGGTCAGTGGAAGGGGGTCGTTCGTGCCGTTGTGATTGAAGATCGCACGCCGGAAGATTACGGGCGGCAATATCATTGTTACGGGTTATCCGCCCTCACCACTGGGCTGGAACGGCTCGCCAGACATTTTGGGATCGCCTAACCGCATGCGGCAGACAGGTTGGCGCTCGCGATGCGCAGGAAGATTGCGGCAAGAGTTTGGGAGAGATGGATGACGGAATTAGTAATCGACCGCAGCGTTGCCGCAAAGGTGCTGGCGACGGTGGACGCTGGCCTTGTGCGCGGTCTCGGCAAGCCCATCCCCGGCCAGATGTGCGTCGAGGCGGCGGTATGTTTCGCGCTCGGCCTGCCGCATGGCGACGATCCGGGCTGCGTCGCGCCCGCCCTGCGCTCGGTCAAAATTTCGCTGAACGAGAAAAACTGGTCGAATAACAAAGCGCGGGCCAAGGGCTTGCGCGGCCTCGCCATCGCGCAACTCGGCTCGGCGGGTGTGCTGGACGAAAAACAATTCTTGCAACACGTCATCGAAATGACAATCCGCAAGATTGTTCCTCATGTGCTGCGGGCGGCGGCTGGCATGGAGGCGAACGCGCCGCATAGCGACAAGCTGGAAGCGGCCGCAAAACGATGCGAGGCGGAAGGCACGAAAGCCGCCGCCCGCGCCGCTTGCGCCATCGCCGTCAACGCCGACGCCTACACCAACGCGGCTGTCAACGCCGCCTATACCGCCGCCTGCGCTACCGATGCCACCTCCGCCACGCGCCTGATCTGCGCCGTCCACACCGCCGATGCTTACCCGAACCGCAGCGAGTACCCGCCCCGCGACGAGTCGCTCGCTTTCTTCGCCGAAGAGGTTGTCCAAATCCTCATCGCGATGAAAGCACCCGGCACGGCATGGCTCGACCTCACCGAAGCCGCCTAATCAGGACAAAAGAAGCTTGACCCCAGCCGCAAAATCAAATAGCCATTTCTCCCGTCACCCGAATTGCGCCCGCAGCAACCCGCTCGCGGGCTTTTTGTTGGCCCATGACAGAGTGTGAGCGAGTGCGATGGCGTTAGGTCGTAAGACTGGCGGCGGGTCACGCAAGGGGCGTCCCAACAAAACCACGGCAGACGTTAAGGAGGCAATTGAACATGCCTTCAACGCGCTCGGCGGCCCGAGCGACCTGGCCAGTTGGGCGAAAGACAACCGAGACAAGTTTTACACCCTGATGCTGACGCGGCTCCTGCCCAAAGACATCAATACGACGGTTCGCCGGGCAACCGATGCAAGCCGAGTGTCCGATGATGAACTTGCCGATATCGCAACCGGAGGCCGCAGCGACATTGCTGAGCCGCCGGCAGATAAGGCGCGACTTAACTAGCTGGTGCCGGTTTTGCGGCTTTGAGCCTGCCGCGCACCATCGGCTGCTGATCGATGAGCTTGAAAAGGTAGCTCAGGGCATTACGCCACGCCTGGCTGTGTTCATGCCGCCCGGATCGGCCAAGAGCACTTATGCCAGCGTGCTATTCCCGCCGTGGCTCTTGGCGACCCATAGCTACAATATCCTCGCCGCGTCTCACACGACCGAACTTGCGGAGAAGTGGGGCAGGCGCGTCAGAAACCTCATTGGCGAGCATTCCTATACGCTGGGGATCAGTCTCGCGGAGGACAGTCAGGCCGCTGGGCGATGGGCGCTGACAAACGGGGGTGAGTATTACGCGGCGGGCGTGGGGACTGGTATTGCAGGCTTCCGCGCGAAGCTGGGATTGATTGACGATCCGGTGCGATCTCGGCAAGACGCTGATTCAGAACTAATCCGGGATCGTATCTGGGATTGGTACATCAACGATTTTAAGACGCGGCTTGTTCCTGACGCGGCGGAAATACTAATCCAAACCCGCTGGCATGAAGATGACCTGGCGGGCCGTGCGCTTAATCACGAGGAATGGCGCGTCGTTTCGCTCCCGGCTCTTGCCGAAGAAAACGATCTGCTCGGCCGCAAGCGCGGCGAACCTCTGTGGTCCGATGATAGTTACGGGTACGGTCGCCAACTTACCGAGCTAAGCACCAAGACGCCGGCCCGCACATGGTCGGCGCTGTACCAGCAACATCCCAGCCCAGAAGAAGGCGATTATTTCCGGGCCGATTGGCTTCGGCCTTATGAATCCGTTCCCGACCGAAAGACGCTGCGGATTTATGGCGCGTCCGATTATGCCGTCACCGCCGAGGGCGGCGACTACACGGTCCATATCGTGGTGGGGATCGATCCGGCGTGGCGCATTTACGTGCTCGATCTCTGGCGCGGGCAGACCTCATCGGCTGACTGGATCGAATCGTTTTGCGATCTGGTGCTGCAATGGAAGCCGTTGGGCTGGGCTGAAGAACAGGGCCAGATCAGGGCCGGCGTCGGGCCTTTCCTCGACCGCCGCATGCGGGAACGGCATGCTTACGTCGCCCGGGCCATGTTCCCGACACGGGGCGATAAAGCGATCCGGGCGCAGTCGATTCGCGGTCGCGCGCAGATGGATGGCATTTATGTGCCGATCCGTGCGCCGTGGTACGCCGATTTCCGATCTGAATTGCTGTCCTTCCCGGCGGGGAAGCATGACGATCAGGTAGACGCGCTGGGCCTCATCGGCCAGGTGCTCGATCGCATGGTGCCGGGCAGCCGCGAAACGCCGGTTCAGCCCATGCGCGGCGCGAGCGAAATGACGATGAACGAGGCTTGGGAGAAGGCCCGCTGGCAACCCAAGGTCAACGCGCGGATTTAAGGATCACGCCCATGAAAATGTACCCGCTGAAAAAGAGCGACGCCGACCAGAAAGCCGACGACGCGGAACTGCGGTCGGGCGTGGGCCATAACGAGGAAGGCGAGATCGAGGTTCATCTCGACCATCATCATCTGAAAAACATGAAGATCGACGGCCCGCTGCCGCACGGGCACCCGGTCACGTTTCATGGCGAGGGCGAGGTTGTCGAATCCGGGACGCGTGACAGCGACGGCACGCCGCGTCACCATATGCGTATCCGGCTTCACAAGGGAAACCTGGAGCATGAGCCGGTTCCCGAGCATGGCGGCCTGCGCGACGAAATCAAGCAGAACAAGACCGCCTCGGAAGCGAAGGCGAAGCAGCGCGAAGAAGATCGCGTGGCGAAGCATGGCACTTGATATGCGCGCATATGGCGGCGACGCCATGAAGGGCGAATGCAGCGGCGCGCTTTTGGTAACGCCGCTATTTCATCGGCTCGGGGCTAACATTGTTGCCGTAGCTGATGGCATCGACAAAGCACTCGAATATCGGCGGCATCCCCCCGCCCATTGGCCGAAATTTACGCCGGCCGACCCCGCAGAATTGGAGCGAGATCAATTCCGTAACGATCTTCGCCGCGTCATTGGCGAGACGTTCCTAGCCCATGGTTGATCCTGTTCCGCTCGGCGAACTGGTTGAAACCAGGGCCGATCTCGGCAAAGGCGAGCCTGGACTATGGGCCTACTGGATGGCCCAGGACCGGATCGCCGCGCACGCTGAATCGAAATGGCAGAAGCGCGGCC